CCACGCCGGTAAACCATGTCAGTTGCATGACTCCACCAATTTTTACATTCTCCACAAACAAAATGATATATCTTTTCCATTGAAAATGAGTGAGATGTAGGTATATTAAGAGTTTCAATATCCACAATTTCTCCTTTTTCTATTGTTACTTATATTATACCACGACATGGGCATAAAGTCAAGTGTTTATTAATTCAATATGTGCGGAATTTCTTCAGATATGGGACCGTAGAGGTCATTCCAAATTATATTCGTAACAGTATCCACTTCATCTCTTTTTAATATTAAGAAATCACCATAGGTGTCAATGATTAAGTAGCTACCGCCTTCCTTAAATTTGCGGATGAGATATTCATTTGACACAGCAAGGTAATCTGTCAAATCAATAAGTTCTTGAAAATTATCTATATTCATACTATTTAGTGGGCTTAACTTCCCAAAAGGGTTTCAATTTACTTCTTTTTTCACGTTCCATGATCAATTTTCTTGCTTCTTTATTCCTTTTGTTCCACTCTTTTGCTCGTTCTAATATAATCTCTTTATTCTTTTTGTAATATTCTCTCAAATATGCTTTTCTTGATTCATCGTTCTTCCACTTTTCAGCGAGGCGATCCTTATTCTTTTGATAGTATTTTTTGTTGGATTCGGATTTAGATATCATATACAATATTTCCCGAAATGGTTATTCTTTCTTCTTCGCAATTATAAAAGGGATAAACCTGATGCATCATCTCTGCAGGAAAAAATAACATTATTCCCTCAAAAGAAGAATCTAAGCAATAAGCATATTGACGAATACTACCCATTATATCAGTATATACAAACTCAAAAGCAGAAGCCTTTGGTGCATTACTCTCTTTGACAAAAGGAATTTCACATTGTTCTTTCCAAACAGTAGGAATTTTCATGAAAACCACAAATGAATATACTCCGGAATGATTATGCATCGGATTAAATTCGTGTTGTTTTTGAAAATTTACCCAAAATCTATCTAGACCATACGGGAGATCATTTTTAGAAATTGGTTGCGAGTTAAATGCTGTAGATTTTTTAAAAAATTCTATATATTTTTTAATTATAGGAATACACGTATTAACAAAAAACCAATTATCTGTATCATTTAATACTAAACTACTAGAAAGATTTCCAGCCAAATTAGATTTAAGGGATTTGGAATTCTCTTTTGCACTTGAAATATATTCCCATAATTTATCCATTGCAAGTGTACCAGATAAATTAGTTTCTATACCAAAAGCAAATTGTCCATCTAGGAACGCAGGCTCCATCTCTCTAAGTGCTGGTATAATTTTCATAACATTCCGTCTACACCACATTTTGCGATGAAATAAGCATCCACTAGATCACTAACTGGATTTTTTACTTTTGTTGCTTTGGGGGTTAAACGTTCTTTGAGGTCTGTAGGAGTAAGAAGTTCATCAACAAAGGCTTCATACATTAACTCCTTGTTTGCATTACCTTTTCCTGTTGCGAATTTCTTAATAACAGTAGGGGGATAACTCTTAAATGAAATTTTATTCTTCCACATTTTATGTTTTAATAATCCCGTATTTTCTGCTATTGAACGAACACCAGCTTGTGCAGCAGTAGCAAAAGCATACCCTTCAAGATACACTTCATTGCAACCCTGAACACGTTGATATGCCCAATCCGAAAGTTTGTCGTGTCTTTCTTCTTCGCAATTCCATTCAGGATACGGTTCAGCAATAAGATTACTTATCCCACACCCGGCGGCAAGTTGTTGTTGTTTTTTATTATTAGATAGATAATATAACATACACCTATCAAAATCAAAATATCCATCATCTTCTTCCTTATATACACATATTGCAGGCGATGTTAATGAATAATCAATCCCAGCTATCTTCTTCAGAATCATTTACTTCTCCTGTTTCGCTTTCCACTTCAAGGTAGTGCCCACAAAAGGGACACATTTCTAACCCATCCGTATCTTTTGATATAATTTCATATTCTTTATCACATCCATCACATAATATAGATATTGTAGCATCTCCATCTTCCCAGATTATGTTTACTGGCATATTTCCATCTCCTGCCTCTAATTTTTCTTTTTGTTTGGGATCGGTACTGTTAGAACCGAGTCTCCATACATTAATTTCGTTGGTACAGGAAATACTTTTAGGGTAATATTATCTACCTGTATAAATCGTTTATCTCTAATAATATTAATATTGACTGAATCGCCGACTTCATATTTTTCCAACTGCTCAGCAAATTCAACATCATTGTTGATAGCAATATCATTAATACCTATTATGGTATCCCATGCCCGTAATCCTTTAGGTAGTGGATTAGTTGGTTTATTTTTATCACTTATCATCAAACCGTAAGTATTGGGGATTGATGTATTTATACTAGGATTATCCTTTAGTATTTTTTCTCTTTGATTGTCTTTTCCATACAAAGGAACAATCATAACTCCTAATGCCGGGCGATCTACTTTCCCTGTTGCTAACATTTTACCGAGTGATTTTTCTGCAACATCTGCCCTAACTCCTAATCCCACTCCTGCATTTTGGTTTGTCCGCGATACCATCAATGTAGCAATTCCTACGATCTCACCTTTATTATTGACTACAGGCCCACCGGAATTTCCTTTATTGATTGCAGCATCTACTTGAATTGAATTGATGTAGGGGTGTCTTGAATATCTTTCATTACTAGAAACGATACCTTTTGATAGACTCCACGCCATTCCCATCGGATGACCTAAGACAAAGATTTCTGACCCTAGATGAATATCTTTCAACTTAGCAAACTTCAAGTATGGGACTTTCCTTTTTAGTCCAATTACTTCAAGTAAAGCCAAATCAGCTAATGGATCTACACCAATTATTTTTACTTTATATTCATGCCAATCCTCTTCATCCCAGTAAAACATATTCATTGTTTTCTGTTCATACACACAATGAAAATTAGTCAATACATGACCTAATTCATTGATGACTGATCCAGAACACAATGCATTACGGGCATCAACAGGCGGATTTTCTAATCTATTTACCGATAATAATACTACCGATTTTCTTACCTCTTCTATGACTTCTTTGGTAATGGCTTGTACCGAAATACCGCAGAATATTAATATAGAAAAGCATAACAAAAGTACTCGTCTTAACTTTTCCATTTTTTCCTTGTTAAAAATTTAACAGAGGCGCATCTTCTGTAGGCAATTCCTTTGGTTGCTCTGGTGTTGAGTCTGATGTCCCAGAATTGTTATCAGGTGGTTTTACCTCTATTTTTGTATCATTTTTAGTTTCATTATCTATTTTTAATACATCATCGATGTTAAAAGATGGATCTAGTACAACTAGTCCAAATAACGTATTATGTTCCTTGATACACTCTACGGCTGTTGTCATAAACAATTTAGGAAGAAACTGTGGATTCATAGGATCATCCTTACCGAGCAGATTAGTATATGGTGTAAGTTTATATTTCGTTCTAATTTTATCCAGCACACAAAAACAATGAATAGTCATTGTTCTTGCAACATCATAAGGTGGTGGCGTATTCTGAAGATTAGGATTACCCATTACTACCCACCTTAAAGTTCCTTGATAACATACATGTACAGTATCAAAAACAACCTGAGTAGGCCATTCATCATTAGGAACTTTTATAATCAATTCTTTCACAAATAATTTGTTTTCTACATCTACTTGTGCCCAACCACCTTGAATTAAATATACAAAAAATACAATAAATAATATAATTTTTTTCATATCGCTATATACCACAATAAAATGATTATTATAAACAATTCTATGACAAGGGCAGAATGATACCACACCCATCTAGTTTCATAAAGACTTTCATCTCTTTCTTCTTTTTTTACTTTGCGTTTAAAAAACTTCTTTGTTTCATATCGTGCATCATCTATCCATCCTCTTACTTTATCTCTAAAACTTAACACAGTATTTCTCCGCTAGAATATTTGATTATTGATATATTTATTCTTAGAGTGTCACTTGCGGAGAAATATCAACGATTTCACACCCTTTCTCTGAAGTACACGCAAATTCTTGACTGG